GTTTCCCAGTCACGATCAATCGCAGTATTGAGCGCGCGATCGTTTTCAAAGTCTGTTGTCAATCGAGCGACTAGTGAGTTGATCTCATTGATTCCGGTGTTGTATAGATCTGTGAGCTTCTGCACCTGAGAGAGTTTGTTGTTGATTTTCTGCTCTGCTTGAGAGAGAACTCGCTTTCCTCTACCGACTCGAGATGATTCGATCAGGAACGGATTTTCATCAATTTCTCCAACTGCTTCACGAAGTAGTTCTCGCTCTTCTTCGATCTCATCGTTGATCTTGTTGATTTGTGTTTTGAGACTTGAAAGATCTGAAGTCTCATATGCTTCTTCAAAAAGTTCCTGAGTAGACTTCTCCGGCTTTGAAAATACTGAAGCTTCGAGTTCTGAGATCCCGAGTTCATTCGCAATCTCCTGACGTTCCTCGCTTGATACGCGACCAGTGATTGATTGATAGTCACTAAAAGAAACTCCAAGCCGTCCGAGAGTCTCTGCAAGTTCCGCGTTATCTGTACCCGTAGGAAGCCCTGTGTTCGATTCTGCGGGGTTTTGTGTTGGAGTTGATGTTGGAGTCGAGTTTGACCTTAAAACATTGAGGAGCTGTGTATTCTGCTCACCTGAGCCACGATATCCAGTGATCCCGTTCTCTTCAGCTAGTTTCGCCCGAGATGAAAAACTTGAGTTCTGTCCAGTAGTACGCAAAAAATCTACAATCGAATCTCCTTGATACGAAGGAGTCGAAGGCTGATCGACTGTCTGAGTCGGAGCGGGAGTTGTGTTGAGTCCTCTCGACTGCCCGAAACTTGTGAGCGCAGTTGAAAGATCCCCAAGAGTGGATGCTAGTTTTGCGCGATAGTCTTTGTCTTTGATTTCTGTTTCCATTTATATTTTTATTATACTGAGAACCTTCCGATATTATTATTCGACCTGTTTGTAGTACCGAAGAAATCCGGAACATCGAACATCGCTCGATCCTGCTCTTGCTCAGTGGCTCGACCCTGCTCAAGATTCGTCTTCAAGAGATTCAAGATCTCATACGCTCCATTCTTTTCAACTTCGCCTTGCTGTGGATTCTGGAGCTTGTCTGAAGATAGAGCTTCAGAGTAGGCAAGTCGAATGATTGCTGAGTTTCCTGAGTACTCATCATCATCCTGCTCCGGAGAGAAGAACATCAAATCAGTATCGCTCGTGAGTTTTGTGTACGTCTTCTTTCCGTAGATCTCAATCGCATCACCAACTTGAGCGACATTTGTATTGAAAAAGAGAAGTCGTTTGTATTCACACCACACTTTCAAATCACTATCTGAGTTCTCAATGAAGATCTTTTTGTATGCTGAAAGGTTCCGCTTCTTATATTCTTTGTTCCCGATTGTGAGAAAGTAGATGCTTGATGGAGCGATGTCTCGCGGATATGACTGATATCCGTCTGAGATCTCATCTGATGTGAGAGTTCCTGTTTTGCTGTGTTCAGCTACATCCCAAAAAGCAAAGTCCCACGCTTTGATTCCGGCGGTGTTGATGTACTCTTCAAGATCCGTTTCGGTGAACAGATCATTCAAATCAATATCATCGTATGAGATATTGAGTTTTTTACAGAGTTCTTTTTTTGCTTCTAGAAATGTCATTGGCTTTTTATTATTAGAATTATATCAGAGTGCTATGTCAATGTGACGTAGTGCCATCCACCATTCATATACACATACAATCGATTCGTTCCTCCATTCTCATACAAAACGAACTGCTGAAGGAAGTTCTTCGGAGTGAAAGTTGGCACAGAGTCCACCGGACGGCGAACTGATTTCAGCTCCTCGATCAATGGCTGAAGATCAAATTCCTGCTTCTCATCAGAAGGATCCTCTCCCCCTTGCTCACGAGAAGAATCATCGACCATCTCGACTTTTTTCTCCTTCTCAAGTTTGTTGAATGTTGCCTGTTCCATACGCTACATAATTATTCCTTGATCATCGTACACAAATAACTGCGGACGAATCTCAATCGGTACATCAGCATCCTCAATCTCGACCTTGAGAAGATATCTCTTTCCTTTGATTTTGTTTTTGATGGTGTACCACAATAACTTCGGATCTATATCTGAGACTGCTGAGAACGCTTTATTCGCTACCAACTGGAAGCGAGTTCGAACGATATTATCGTTTGCTGAAGCAAGCGCGGGAAGCGCCCGATCTAGTGTATAGATTGCTGTATCAGTTCCACCATCAGCAATCGATGTGATGTTGCGAGTATAGCCCGCGTTGTTTCCATTTAGGAACTCAATCTCATCGCCTTTCTGTGCTTGAGCGTACACAGTTTCATCAACTTCGATTGTCGTTGATGATGGCTGAGTTGTCTTAACGACTGCGGGGGCCTGTACTTGCTGATCAAGCGGACATATTTTCACGATAGCTTCAAATGAGAATGTGTTCGATGTTGCGTAGTATGTCGGATCGATGCCGAGATCTAGCTTCACAGCTTCAGCATATTTTGTATTCGCTCCCTTCCCGACTGGATTTGTAATCAAATGAGAAACTGTCGGGGGAGTCGCATCATCGATGTACGAGATCCCGAGAGTCTCTCCAACAAACAATCGAGTGTTTCCGGATACGTTTGAATAGAAAAGGGAAGTGATGTTTTCATCATAGACATTCATATCTTCTTTTCCGATGAACTCAACTCTTCGAGTTGATAGGTTCATTCGATAGACTCCCTCCCTTCGTTTACCATTCGCAGAATAATTTGCTTTGAAGTGAAGATGGTTCTCGATTACAACTGATGTCTGCGGAAGTGGTTGAGGAGCAAGCGGATCGATGTGCATATCGAGCAAAGAATCAGCAAGCACCTCCAGAGAATACCCGTTTGTATAGTAGAACTCTCGAGCTGTGATAATGATCCAACCTCCGTTATATTTACACATTGAAATCAAACGATCAGGAAGCTCGATCCACGGAGCGATCGATCGATCAGAATAGTTGTCCCACAAAACAAGCACGCCCTTTCCTTGAAAGTTCGCTCCAATCAAAATTCCGTTTGCGCCTTTGTGGATGTGAGTAATGTCATATCCGGAAGGAAGATTGAACGCCGGAGAAGCATCGGTTGTCACTGTATCTGTGAGAGTGTTGAGAGTGGTGATGTTATTGTTTCGCCCAAAGAGAACAGTGTCTTCATATGTCTCGGTTGCAATATACGCATCGTATCCGTCTTGCGTTGAATCATTATAATCAGATCCGAAGTCTTTCCAGTTATCATCCCAAGAGAGCATCACAACTGCACTATAGCTACCAGTGGGGAACGTCCATCCAGAACCATAGAGATCAACTTCTGTCGCGCTGATGCGACTGTTGATCCGGAAGTAGTATTGCTTGCTGTCATAACTCACACGAATGAGATGCTCTTCATCAGTTGAAAGAAAATCATCTCCGGATGTTTTTACAAAGTTATCACTTCCGTTTGTTGCGGTGATTGTGATGTTTCGATTATCAATAGCACCATCGAACATCCCGAGCTTTCTTTCTCCGGCGTACAGTAGTCTCCCTTTCTGATCAATGATCAAACCACCGGCGAACCCTGTGTTGAAGTGAGAACTGTTTTTGTGAGGATATACAAGTTCAGGAGTACTGATTCCATTTTGTGCTTGAAGAATATCTCCGCTTCTATCTTTGAAATACACATAGTTTCCTCCACCTCCATCACTTGCGAGTCCTGATCCTGCGGTGAAATGCTCGATACCTTCAAAAGAATCTTTGTCCGGATCATCTGCGAAGTCCGCATCAGTCACCCAAGATTTGATTGTCCGGCTTGCTGTCATACCAAAAGGAGACTCGGATAGTCCGGCTGATCGAAAGTGTTCAGATCGAGAAGCTTGAATCTTGTTCCCGAATCCGTATAGCTGTGAAATTGTTTCTGCTTTTGTTGACATTGTATTTAATATTTATCGCTCCAGATTGAAGCATCATTACTCTCATACGTTTCGTTCCAGAAGTCCGCATCTACTCGCACATCCGGAATAGAAGCGACAACCGAAACCGGATCGGGCGTGATCGTGATTCCGAGCAGGAGAGTAGGGGATGGAGTTGAGGAGCTTCCCTCATTTACTCCGGCTGTAACTTCTGCCGGAAGCAGAATAGTTGAAGTAGGTACTGAAGAAGCGGAAGAAGAAACATCTGCTGTAACTCTAATTCCTCCCGCGAGAACGTCCGGAGTTGGATTCGATATGATGCTTGTACTTGCATCTGCGGTGACTACTGCTCCACCTGTGACAGTGGGAGTCGGCACAGAAGAAGCAGATTGATTTACTGCCGGAGTAATGAGCGCACCTCCCGAGACTGTAGGAGCCGGAGTTGATGAAGCTGAAGATTCGACTGAAGCCGAGACTGTGGTTCCTGATGTGTATGTAATCTCGATATACGGATCGTTACCTGTTCCGCTTGCTTCACTGTAATAGATATTTGATCCGTTTGTGTGTGCTGATGGAGCGACATTATTTAAGTCACCCCCACTGATTTGAGCTAGTTTTGTAAAACCTGTTTTATTGATATTTGTCAACCCTGTTGAGTTCAATGCAATCCCGAAATAATTCCCAACACTTGCACCACTCCACGGGGAACTTCCGAGATCAGTGAAAGTTACGTTTCCATAATCAGAAGCCGAGAGAGTCGTATTGCTTGCTGTTGTAATAGGAGCCAAATGAGCAACAATACTTCCAGTGTTCAGATAACTACTGAACAGCTTGAAGTACATTGTCGCAGAAGAAATAACCGCTCCGGCTCCGAGTGCGCTTGTGTCGATCTGAAAGACTGCACGATACAAATATGCTGTTCCGTGGGCTACCATCCCCCAATTCGTTGCATCGGTAGGGAATGCTCCTGTGATTGCTGTTGATGCGTTTCGAGCGGTACTCCAAGAAGCACCTCCCAAGTTGTATGCCAACCAACCATCCCCCGCTCCGGCATAATAGCTCGTCACAGTGTCGGCGCGAATCGGATACTTTGCATTATCAAGAAAATCAAGCGGAAGAACTTTCGCTTGAACTAGATCTGCACCTTCTTTTTTCCAGAAGACTTTGATCAGTGTCGGAACCTCCAATCCGTCTTCATTGTTCTGGAGAACATACGCCGGACGGATAAATGAAGTTGCAAACGGATTTTCTTTTTCATTAAAAGCAAAACCGGCTTGAGATTCGAAAAAAGTCTCTGAGTCCCAAAGATCATTCTTCTCATCATACAACTCAAGATTGCTTCCACGATACCGGAATAAAGCGATCAGCTTGTGATCGGGAGTTGGAGCATCGCCGATTTTTTCTCTTGAATCTATAACCACTTCTTTTTTGAAGCCTGATCGCATCAGTGTGATTTCAAAGTGGATCCCATCTCCGAAAGCATTTGTATAGCGAACTATTCCTTTTTCCTTGTCGTATACTCCGGTGACTTTTTGCTGTGTTCGAAACACAACTAGATCACTGAAATCTTCACTCTTGAACCACGCAAGCTCACGCGGATCGTACTGAATAGTATGATTTGCTTCTTCATATTTATTCACAAACTCAATCAATGAAGGAGCAGAAAAGTCTTTGATCACTCGAAGATGATAGTTGTGCTTCGTCATTTCCCAATACTCGCCTTTGTCTTCAAGCTGAATCACACTCTCTTCAAAATCTCCATCTTCATTTTTATAGTGAATATGCCCTTGATGTCCTTGCATCACAAACGAACCATCTTCCTTTTGAAAATGCTTTGCGGTATATGATCTTTTTTCAAGTAATTCTTTCATTCTAATCTCTGCGCTTTATTCTAAATAAATCGCAGAGTTAGGATGCAAGATTAAGTGATATTCACAATCCCTTCAGCATTCCATTGAAGAGTGAAGTTTGAAGCGGACGAAGACTGATCAGAACCGAAGTCGATGTATGCGATCAAAAGATCGTTTGCTGAGACTCCGGTTGATTTGTAGACAACCGCGTATCGCGCGGTGATTGTGGCGGTTGACCACGTGACATCATCTGCATCGAAGACTCCTTCATCATCAGTTGTATCTACTGATACTGAAGTGTTCGCAAGAGTCTCTCCTCCTGCGGTGTATCCAGTTCCGGTGATTTCGTTGGTGACATCTGCACGATCCTCGTGAGTGTCGATGTTTGGTGTGTAGCTTGAAGTACACAGCATCACTTTGATTGTGTCCGTATCGAGATCGATCGAACCATTCATCAAGTTTGCTTTCGCTGAGTTATAGAGTGGCATTCGCTTTTATTTTTTAGATGCTTTTAATTGTGCGCGTAGATCTTTGATCTGCTCGACTACTTTATCCTTCCGGACATCAAGATCATCTTTCTTCAGTTTTAAGCGATCGATCTTGTCTTTGATCCACGCTTTTGAGCGAATGATTTTTCCGTTCTCGTCCCGAACGATTCCTCGCTTCGCTTCTACTTCTGCTCGTGTTTTTTTTGCCATCGGCATATATAAATAATTTGATAATAAGATCGTTTCGTCCGATCTTTTTCCTCCCCCCGAATAAATTCAGGAGGAGAGAAAAACCGGAAGCTTTAAGTACTAGACCTTCGCAAAGAGGTATGTACCTGCCTTTCGTCTTTCATCTGCGACTTTCGCTCCGTAACAGTTCAATCCCTTGAAGTTACGTCCGAATCCACCGATGAAGTCTTCGACTCCTGATTCAGTGAATGCCATCGCCATTGTGATGAATGACTTGTGACCACCTAGACAGTAGTATCCAGTAGTGTTGTCTCCTGAGACTTGCTCATTTGAGTACACCTTGAATCCCGCAACCATACCGATCACACCCTTTCGGATCACTTCTTCGTACGCCATATCAACTGCGGTTTGCAACTGATCTGACTTGATAAGAAGGTTTGCGATCACGGCTGGAAGAACCAACCATCGATCGTCTTCAGGGATTTCAGCTTGATCAAGCTTCGTCTTCAGATCTACGATGTAGTCGAAGATAGTAGCTTTCGCAACTGTGATAGCGGTATTCGCTTCGATGGTGTAACTAGCACCTGATGAGATTGCTCCACCAGTGTACGCGCTTGCTACATCATCTTTGTCGTCTTCAATAACGATTGCCGTTCCTGAAGACTGTGAAGCGATTCGATACCATTCAGTATGACCATCTGCTTTGAAACCTAGTCCCACCATTGCTGATGTGAAAGTGGTTCCTGATCCGGCGACTGCTCCAGTACCAGTAGTAACTGCAACTGTTCCGGTTGTGTAGTCTGTACCTACACGATTTCCTGATGCTACGTCTGGATAGAATCCGAGTACATAGTTATCAACTGTTCGCTTCAACACCTTTCCGGCGTTTTCAATAAGAGTTGATTCAGGATCTTCTACGTAAGATGAGAAGTTTGCGAAGCTTTCAATCTGGAAGTAGTAAGATTTCTTCTGATCTACGATCAGAGTTGATTCGCTCTCTTGTGGCTTATCAACACTCATTGCTGAGCCTGTGTAGTTTTTAAGAGAGAGATTTTCGAAGGTAATCACTGAAAGGCGATCTGCACCACCTCCCTTGATTTCTCCTTCATAGTCTTGGTTTGTGATGTCGGGAGCGATAGCTCGTTGGAAGAACACCTTCAAAGTGTTCTTTGCGAACTTCTCACCAACATTCGTTCCAAAATCTGACATTGGACAATTTTTAGGTTAAGAGTGAATCTATCCCTATTTGATCTGACCCGACTGGATCATCTTGTTGTACTTCTTCGGGTTCGTAGTCCGGAGATGCTTCAACTCTTCATCAGAGTATTCACCCTCTTTCTTTTGAACTGTTGGAGTACCACCTGAAGGCGTACTGCGACCGAGCGCAGGGGGGACGTCTTCAGCAGGAGGAGTTTCCGGAGCGGGCGTTTCAACTGGAGTCTCAAACAAGAATGCGTTCACGAGTACATCGAGCGGGATGTTCGCGTGCTTTGGTTTTTCAACAAATTCTAGGAACTTGTCTTCCTTCCCTTGCAAGCGTGCATCCGAATGCACGAGTTGAGATAGCGCTGAAGCTTTCTCTGTCTTCGTGATTGCGTTGTTGAGATTCAGAGCGATGCGCCGTTGCATCCGTTGTGTTGCTTCAAGCTTGACTGCCATATTCTTCTCGTAGTCCGAGCGAACATTCCAATCAGGATCTTGCTTCAACATCTCCTCATCAGTAGGGATATCTTCTTTTGTAAGTTCCCCGATGGTTTTTTGCAATTCCTTTAAGTTGCCTGAAAGGATCTGACTTTCACGTGCTGAGTTGGAGAACTTATCTTTCCAATCAACTTCAACCGGCGGAGTTGGTTCCGTTGGTTCCGTTGGCACTTCCGGTTCGGATGGTACTTCGGGAGTTTCCGGTTCAGGAGTCTCGGGAGTTTCAGGAGCTTCCGGTTCTTCCGGCGTTGCCGGAGGAGTTGCGGGAGTCTCTGGATTCTCTGGAGTCGTAGGGGGAGTTTGCTCTCCTCCTTCCTGTTTCTCCGTGTTTGGTACAGATGGAGTTTCTGTTGGCGTTCCCTCTGCGGGAGTTTGCTCAATATTTTCTTTTGACATTGTGTTGGCGCCGTCCCATTTTTCAGGGGTTTGGCAAGGTTAGTTTAATAACTAGTCTTCTGTTGGAGCTGATACTCCGGCTTCTCGTAGTTTCGCTACACGATCTGCGTTTGTCTTTGCGCCCGCTAGATCAACTTCGTTCTCTTCTGCAAGAGCTTTCAGTTCGTCTGTCTTGAGTCCATCAAGACCATCATCAGCATCTTCGCCGTCTGCATCGGCTCCCATCTCATCAAAGAGTTTTGAGTAGCGTTCTGCTTGCTCTTCGTTCAAGTACGATCGGCTGCCCGATCGTGACTGGGAAAA